AGTAACCACGATAAGTCTTCCTTATCTTTTTTTCCTGTGTCCATTTCAAATGGATTTTTAGTAGGTTGTCCTGTTTTACCTTTACTAAATCCAGGTGTTAAATCTTTTGAGTTTCCATTATTCTCTAAAAAACTATTCATAACAGCCCATTGTTGGTCATTTTTATCTTTCTGTAATCTTAACGCTGTATCTCTAATCCAAAGAGCTATAGCAAAAGACATAACCAAGTCATCGTTATAACCTTGCATTGCTTCTGCTCGAGCATTTACAATTGCCGTCTTATATATAAATACAAATAATTCATCAATTAATCGATTTGAATGAATCTTCACTAATTTTTCTCTTGTATATTCTTCCATTTTAGCTATAATTAATGGTCGTGTTTTTCCTGTAGTTGAAAAACCAGGTACCATATTTCTATCTTGTGCTCTGTATTTGTTTGTAATATTGTGTTCAACATCAACCACTTGTAAATCTTTTGATTGATAAAATAAATTCTTATATCCTCTGTCAATAATAGTTTGTATTGTAGCCCAACCAATGTTGTTATTTTCAACTACAAGTAAAGCATCATTGTATTTTGTTGCAACTTCAATTAAGAAGTTTCCATAATCTGTTGTTGACAATTGTCCTTTATATTCTGCAACTTGTTCCATATCTGAAACTTCAAACACTTGACAAGCTGAAAAATCACTACCATCACCACGAGCTACATCAGCAACCACTATATATTCTTTTGTATAATCAGGTTGTCTCCAAACCCAAAGTCCTTTGTCTATACCTTGTTCCTCAGTAGGCGCTTCAACCATTGTATCTTTATACCAAGTTAGTATAGCAGGGTCAACCACTGATTGACCAGATGTGAGAAAGTCAGCATCACACTCTTGTGCAGCTTGTGAAGGTCCTAAAATTTTGTCTTGTTCTTTTCTCCAAGATTCATCTCTATCTGGATGGTCTGTCCAGTGTAATTTTATTGTATTAAATTCATTCGTACCGTCTTCAGCCCCAACCCATTGTTTATGAAACCAATTACCCACACCATTAGGTGTTGAGAGTGCAATACAATTACCACCAGTCGCTAATGTTTGTTGTGCAGCAGTCCATATTTCATCAACTTTATCAATAAAAGCCGCCTCATCAAGTATCAATAATGATAATGCTTCTGAACGACCTGCTGATTCATTTGATGCGATTGCTTTTATTTGAGAACCGTTTGCAAATCTTAATGAAAGTTTATTTGTTTCTTCAACATTTGTTTTTAACCATGATGGAAGATTATCATACATAACTCTAACTTTTGTTACAAGATTTTTAGCAACATCTTTACCAGTTGCAATTACAAGAATATTTTTATCTGATTGGAATAACATTGTCCATAATGCAAATCCAGCTGATAATGTTGATATACCTAATTGTCTAGATTTAAGAATTATGTTATAACGATTATCTTTAAATTCATTTAAACAATTTTCTTGAAATGGATATAAATCAAACTTAACTTTACCTTTCTGAGGATGTTGGATAGTGCAATACTTTCTCATAAAATGTACTGGGTCTTCAACACACTTTAAATATTCTCGTTTGATTACTTGTTTTAAGTCTTGACTCATTATTTAATTTGTCCTGCTAAATAAACTGAACTTGATGTAAAAACTACTCCTAAACTAAACCAAATATATTTATTTTCATACCATTTTGGTTTAATAGTTTTTATCATATCGTTTTTTATTTGAATCTGTGTTTCGTAATCTTTTACTAAACTTTCATATTCTAAATTTAAAGTATTAGCCTTCTCAAGATTAAATTCAAGTTCTTGTATATTGTTAAAAAGATTTTTAGTTTCTTCTTCTGATAAACAAGTACCTTCACAAGGTTCTTGTGTAAAGATAAACGAACACAATAATAATAATATAATTTGTCTTATCATTTTTTTCCTTTGTTAGCAAACTTTTTTAAATAATCTGCTGCATCTTTTGAACCTACATCTTTTTTCTTGTATTTTGTTTTTTTTATTTTTGTAATATTTTTTTTCTTGTTTTTTATATTGTTTTTAACTTTTTTATTTTTTTCTTTAAGTCCTTTTAGTTTCTCATCTTTTTTACCAGCACTTTTTCCTGATAAAAAGGCCACAAGAACTCCACTTAATAAAACAAAAAACCCAATAACATATTTTTTTATAGAACTAAACATTACTTTTTACCGAAAGGTAATTTATCCCAAACAGGTTTTAAAACGGTATCAAAAATAATATCGTCTTTTTTACTTGGTGATAATTTTACGATTTTTTCTAATGTGTAAAATCCTAACATTACCCATTCCCAATTTGTTAAAAGCCATTCTGTCATTTTCTTTCTCCTAAGTAGTTGTTTTTCTTATTGACTCTCTTGTCAATTCTTGATTATAGTTTGCTAAACTATTTGTTAATTTATTATCATTAAATTGAACTTCACTATTGTGTCGTATCATATCTTCTATCTCGTTATCAATCGCTTGCCATCTTTGTAACATTTGTAATTTTAACCAAAATTGCCACTTATTCCCATTTTCTCCAATTCTTCTACTTTTTAAAAATACTTCAAAATTTATCTGACAAGCGAAACATCTATCCATTCGTTTAAATGTATCAATGTCCCTTTTGTGTACACAATTCTTTTTACAATCTTTACATTGTTTTGTAAAAATACCTACAGCTGGTGTATTTGTTTTTTTGACTTGA